TACGCCGACTGCTTCGCGAGCTTGGCCTCAACCTTCCGCTTCGCGGCCTCCTTCAACGCCTTGAGCCGCGGATCGTTCCGCACCTCACGGTTGAGTTCGTTCTTGATGGCGTTGTACTTCTTGCGGTAGGCGTCGTTCTCGATCCGCTGCTCGATCCAGTGGACGATACGCTCCTCACCGTGCGCCTTCACGAACGCCGCCAACTTCTCTGTGTTGCTCGCCATAACGAACCTCCTTGTTCCGGATACAGCGGAATGCTGTATCGAACAAAAAATATTATACTACAGGCGCGAAGCGTAAAGCACTTTATATCGTAAAGGGGAATCATTCCCATTTTTGAGGGTCGTAACGTCTGAAATGAACGTCCGGCGAAGCCGGCCCCCCCGTCCGGACCGGCCGCGCGGGGGGCCGGGGTAGTCCAGTCTTCTATTTGGAGGGGGTTTCGCATCCGAACTTGAACTGAGACGGAGCTTTTCAAACGCGAAATAGGGTATAATATCCCCAGTCTAGAGGAAACCTTGTATGGCCGCGCACTTGCTCTGGTTTCGGAAGTGGGTACTCTATAAAACGTTCAGGAACGCGGTCCTCGACGTCTACGGAGGAGTCTGCCGCGTTTGTGGCGAAGCGGATAAGACTAAGCTAGTCCTTCACCACGTCTACGGCGACGGCGAAGCAGATCGACGTGGATGGCGAGGGATGAGAAACATGGGAGGTCATCCAGGAATGAAGCACTTAGCTTCAAAGTGCTTCCCACCTGGACGCTGCGTCCTTTGCTACGGGTGCCACGGCTTGATACACCGAACCGGCCGGAACCTCAAACCCCTCTTCGCGATGATCCCCAAGATACAAGAGAAGGAAGCCGCGATCCTTAAGGAAGCCGGTATCCGTGCCATCTGAACCGTTTCCTCACCCGGTCCGAACCGAGTGGAAAATACTCGCGTTGCTCCGCCGAGATAATCCAGGGATCACCTACGCCGAGCTCGGTCGCCAGCTCGGCGTCTCTCACCTCACCATAATGCATTGGACGCGGAAGCCGCTGTACCAGTCCTACGAGAATTGGCTCATCAACGCGACGTACGACAACACCCCGCTCGCGTTGAAGCGGACTCGCGCTGAGGTGAAGTATCAACTGGATGAGTTTGCCGAGGAGATGCTGGAGCGGCTCCGTGACATTGTCGAAACGTCGGGCGACGAGCGCTTGATCGCCCAGATAGGGTTCGACGTGCTAGACCGAGCAGGCTACAGCGAACCGAAGAGGGATGCGAACAGACCAATTAACGTCGTGTTAACGACGGAACTGCTTGCACAACTAGCCCGCCGGGCGCAAGAGGCAGTTGCAGCACCCGACTTAATCGAGGCGACGCCGGACTGTATTGATGTACCGAAGGTAAGCCATGCCTAGTATTGACCGCCTACAAGCTCTTGACGTGTATGGTAATCTTATGCCCTTTCCATCTGAGCTACTGAAGCAGGCCACGCTATCGCTGTCGGGAGCTGCGATCCATGCGGCGGTACAGGCTTGGCAGAATCCTGAGCAGGTTCCGATCATCATAACGAGGGTCATCCTAGACCTTACAACCGTCGCAACGGCCGCGGCGACACTGGACATCGGCACGACGGCGACCAGCGCGACGACGCTTAGCGATAACCTCATCGACGGACCTGATGTACACACCGCTGCAGGCCTATTCGACAACATAAACGACGCTGGGACGAATGGCCTAGCTAAGGTCAAGCTAGCTGTGGGGAAGTGGCTAACTGTCGCGGAGGCGTCGGGCAACGCGACAGGCCTCGTCGGTACACTATACATCCACTACGTCCTCGCCGGTTAAGCTACACAGGGCGCGTTGTGGACATAATCGAGACGAAGGCACGCGAGGCGAAGTTCGACCTGCTCGGGGTCGCCTTACCAACCGACTCGGTCGCAGATCAGGTTTATGAGACGACGCGACTGAACGGCCGGCGAAGCCTGTACTTCTTCGCCAGCGCGATTTGCGGCTTCGACAAGCTTCAGCAACAGCCCCACCTAGAGCTGTGTTCCTTCGTCCAACGGATACCAAAACAACGGAAGGTCCTACTCATTCCTCGGGACTGTTATAAGAGTACAACTTGCTCTAAGGCCCTTCCCCTCTGGATCCTTATCCAGGAACTGTTCCTCGGCCTGCCTGGCCCCGAACACCGTGTCCTACTAAGTAGCTTCAGCTCGATGAATGCGAGTAAGCATGTTAAGGCTATTCGGCATATCATCGAGCGGAACACGCTCTTCCAGTGGCTGTACCCCGAGATCATACCGGACTTCAGCCGAACGACGTGGACTGACAGTAACCTGCTATTCCCCCGAAACGGTACATATGGTGAGGATACAATTGAGTCGGCAGGTGTCGATACACACCTCGTATCGAGGCACTATACCGTCCAGATAAAGGATGACCTCGAAGATGAGAAGGCGATGCAGTCACCAACCATACGTCAGAAGGTGTACGACTGGTATAAGGCGAGTGAGCCGTTGTTCGTCGATGAGCGTTCGGCCTTCGACCTGCTCGTGGGCACGAGATGGGGGCACGACGATCTATACGCCCAGATAATGGAGCATGAGGCTGAGACCTACGAAGTATTGTGCAGGCCACTACATTGGACTCGGGACGACTTGGAACAGGACCTGCGCTCTGCTCGTGAAGCAGGTCGAAGGCCTATCTACGACATGGACCCGGATAAGCTAGCCCCTGATCCATCGCGAACGTACTTCTTCTTCCCCAACCTCTTCCCTGAGGAGTCGTGCAAGCGGATTAAGGCGAAGCAGGGTACGTTCATGTACAGCATGCTGTACTTGAACAACCCGAAGGACCCCGCCCTCGCCGAGTTTAAGGAGCGCGATTTCCGCTACTTCACCTTCGACACACACGGCAACCTCATCCTTGATTTAGGGGATGGGCAGCATGAAACGGTAATCTTCGACACGCTAAAGCGGGTTCTGTTTTGGGACCCCGCTATGAGTAGTGCCGAGCAGGTTAAAAACGCGCGAAATGCGATGGTTGCTGCGGCAGAGGACAGTGACGGGCGTATTTTCGTGCTGGACGCTTACGCTGAGCGGACAAACCCCACCTTCCTCTATGCAAAGTTCATTGGCTTGCACCGGAGGTATCAGATTTCGCGGTGCGCTATAGAGGACGTGGCATTTCAACGGGTGTTGAAGTTCCCGTTGTATAAGGCGCAGATGGAGTTGGGATACAAATTCCCTGTGTTGGAGCAGAGACCGATCGGCGATAAGGACACGCGGATTCGTAGCCTGATACCCTACACTGAGTCGCATTTACTATTCATGCGACGCGGGTTGAAAGACCTTGCGGAGGAGATGAGAGGCTTCCCACTATTCCCAACGAAGGATTTAGTGGACGCCCTAGCTGCGTGTGTGCCGTTATTTGGCCTGCGTAGCCCCATATCTGCGTTGGATCAGTACAGGCGGGACGCAGTAGCGCAACGTGCGAACGCAACGCGAAGTAAGCTAACAGGGTACTGAGATGTTTGCTGGTTTTCTCTGGTTCGGTAAGAAGAAGGAACCGGTTCCTGCGTCGCCCCTAGCCCAGATTATGAGTCGTAGGCATGATGAAGAGGTACAGAAAGCGGTTTCGGTCCTGCCTCCCGGTTCGCTGCACATCGCGATGAGCCTCGTTGCCGAAGCGGCGAACAAGTTCTTAAACGATGAGAAGCGTAGGGAGTGGGCCGTTGGGCAGCTGAAGCAAACGTTTCCCGGGTGGATGGCTAGGCTGTTAGTAGAGTTAGCGGTCGCGTTGCTGAAGAAGGAAGCGGGGCAGGCATGAAACGGAAGGAGGCGGAGCATGGCGAGGGGAAAGACGAACAAGATGCGGGGCAAGGCAAAGACTGGGAAAAAAGGAATGAAAGGGAAATCCAAAGCCAAAGGCCGCGGGTACTGACGGGAGGACGACATGAAAAGCGGAAAGGGGATAGTCCTCGTAGGGCAGCGCAAAACGCGAGCGGTCGCGAAGCCGACGCGCAACGCGAGTCCGGGCAGTCTGGACGGCGGTCAACGCATGGGTTGGCCAACCAAACCGGAGGAAGAGAACCCAAGGAGCCGGCTGCGCAGCTCAAATCCAGCGCCGAGCATGGCAGGCAGGGGCGGAACCCTCCACGACGCTTCAAGACTGAAAGTATCCTGAACACTGCTCGCTTAGGTAACAGATTGCGACCGAAGCCCGAGGCTCGTTGATGGCCTTTCCAGCTGCTCCACCTACGCCGTTCGCCCCGGCCGCAGGCCTCGCAGGCCCAGCAGGCCCAGTCGCGAATGTACTGCAACCGCAGCCTCTTGAGCTGGATGAACAGGGTGAAGCGGAGCTAAGAGAGGTCGTTCACCGCGAGTTGCAAGCCGCAGTGGAGGCTCATGCTCAGAGGCAGAAGTTTCTGGCGAGGTTGCTCAAGGCGTATAAAGCCTTGCCTGAGTATGAGGTAAAGAACTTCCCGTGGCCTAACGCGTCGAATATCGTGGTACCGATCGTCGCGATTAGCGTGGATACGGTCGCGGCGCGGCTGCAGAGGGCGGTGTTAGGGGCGAAGGATCCGGTCGAGGCGCATGTACAGACGAAGACGCCCTACATCATACAAGTTCCGCCCGCACCGGAAGAGGGCGTACAAGGCGGGGCCCAGGAGCTGGACGACAAACTACTAAGGGATTGGTGTGCGTGGTTCCTTCGCGAGTCGGGTGGCCGGGACCGTTTGCGTACGGTTTTCGCGGATATGCCGCTTTACGGCGACGCTTTCGCGTCGCTCAACTGGGTTGAAGAGGAGAGGGTGTATCACGCGTATGATGATACGGGTGCAGTGGTTGAGTTGAAAGTCCCTGCGTACACTGGGGTACGCTGGAGTGTCGCTGCGCCAAGTGATGTGTTCTGGCCTACCGGTTATGACGAGTGGCAACAGCTACCCTGGTTCGCGTTGCGCCTCCGATACAGCTTACCTGAGTTGATGGACTTGGTTGAGAAGGGGGTGTTCCAACGTGAGGATGTGGATCAACTGAAACCGAGTATGAGGGAGGATGCACGGCGCCTGACATCAAAGCGAAGTGAGCATGTTACAGACATGCCACAGGAACCCTACACCCTGTACGAGATAAGGGGCAGGTTCGAGATACCTCCGGCTGAGGGCCAGACAACTGACGGGGCCGTCCCGGTCTTTGAGGAGGTTGTGCTGACGTATAGTTTGGATAAGAATATCTTCCTGAGGAAGATATACAACCCGTATTTCGGTAAGGCGCGACATTTTGTTAAGGTACCCTACCTCGTCCAGCCGCATGAGTTAGTTGGTATGGGTGTCGCTGAGATGTCCATTCCCTTCCAGGAGGAGGCCACGACATCTCATAACCAGGTGATTGACGCGGCTACGGCGGCGAATGCGGGCATAACCGTTCTATCGTCTAATGTACAGATTGGACCGAATGAGGAAATTTACCCGGGTAAGACTGTGGTGACGGATGGGAGCGCAAAGGATGATATAAACATAGTCCATCTGAGTGAACCTTCGCAAGTCCTTGGTGCGGTTGAGGAGAAGGCTTTCTTCATGAACGAGAAGCGGACGGGCGTTTCTGTGTACAATTTGGGTATGGAATCACCTACCGTAGGCAGCCGCGCCACCGCGACAGGCACGACCGCGTTGATAAATGAGGGGAATCAGAGGTTTTGGGTTAGCATTGATGATATGCGCAGTGCGATTGAGGAACTGTTGTACCTCACGATCCAGCTTGAGCAGCAGATGCGCCCAGAGGGCTTCTTCTTCGAACGCGGACGCTACATCCAGTTTCCGCCTGGCGACCCGAGGCAGAGTATCGCGCTGCGCCTGAACGTCAGTTCGGAGTCGGTTAACAGGGATATCGAAGTTCAGCAGATGCAGCTGCTGATGCAGGTCGTGAACGACTACTACATGCGCCTCAATCAGGCAATGATGCTCATCGCGAACCCTCAGTTCCCGCCGCAAGCGAAGCTGATGGCTGCGCAGACGATGGAAGCCTCAAGTAGGTTGGTGAAGAAGTTTGTCGAGCGGTTCGATGTGGAGGATTTGGACGCGGTCGTACCGAGCGTGGTACAGACCCTTCAAATGATGTCGCAGATGATGTCAATGGCTGGAGGCCAGGGTGGACAACCAACAGTTGCAGCAGCTCCCACAGGCGGACCAGCAGCGCCTACTCAAGGTATTCGAGGAGGACCTCCGCAGGCATTCGGCCCGCCTCAGGGAGGCGGACGACCATTTTGAGGTGCTCCGCGTGCAGGGTGTAGTAAGGTACCTCCACAACGCGATAACACAGATTACCCGCGCAGCGAGTAAGTCGGCGGACGCGATAGATAAGGACGCGCTGAAGAGAGCGTCAGTTTACTAAGCCTGAGGTGGCGAATGCCCGCAAAACTCGAGTTGGATGCGAACGGCGTTGTTACGACGCCTGGTAGGTTTCAAGGCAGGCACATTGATGAGGTGTACAACTACTTAGAGGGTCTAGAAGCGGCTGTAACGCAACAGGTAACGACTGCTGCAGAACCGCAGGCTGCGCAACCGCCGCAAGTTGCGCAGCCACAAGTGGGGCAGCAGCCAAGTCAGCAACCACAGGCCCAACCGGGGACGGCGCCTCAACCGCCTGGGTCGACGGACGCTGCCTCGCGATTGGCTGCTGCCTCTCAACGTAGGATGGACCCGCTACAGGCGATGACTCTGCAGCGCCTTGAGCAGGATGATGAGGAGGCGTTTGCTGCGCAGGTTTCGGATTATGAGGTGTACCGGGAACAGATAAATAAGGTGAAGGGTACGCTCGCGCCCGAAATCCGGGCGCAACGCAACCTGCACCGTACACTGTACATCAACGTGAAGTCGAATGACGAACGGATCCGGCAGAGGCTTTATGAACCGTTACCCGCTGCAGAGGGCGGTGACGAAACTGCGCCAGTTACGCAGACTGCACAACCGGCTGCAGCTGGACAGTCGACACAGCAGCCTCAGACTGGCGCAGCAACTCGCGTTGGGCCACAGGCCGCTCCACCCATGGCTCGACCAACCCCCGCCTCTCGCGCGGCGCAGCCTCCACCGAAGAAGGCCAAACTCATCGCGACGGATAAGGTCAGAGCGTTTTGTCGGCAGACGGGACAGAACGTCGACGAGTACCTCCTGCGGCTCGAAGCGAATGGCGTGACGCAGAGCGAGATGGACAACGCGGGCCAGTTGGGTCGGACAGCGGAACAGCGGACTCATGTGTACGATAGGAAGAGGGCAGGGGCATGACTCTCGACTGGATCGTCGGCTTCTACGAAGGCGAGGGTTGCTGTACTCTACTACGCGGAGGCGCTGAGCTTCATCGTCTTCGAGTTTGTATTGTACAGAAGGAAGAGGGTGTACTATACAAAATACAAGACTTCCTTCGTAGGGAGTACAATATTGACGGTTTGATCTGTCCCACTGGGGATTGCTGGCAGTACTACATTCAAAGGCAGCAACACGCGATAGCGTTTCTGAACCTCATTCGGGATAGAATACAGAGTGAGAAGAAGGGGACGCAGATCGATACCGTCTTCCGTGAGTACGTAGTACAAAGGAAGTTGAGCCCTCCAAAGACTGTAGGTGGAACGAAGAAGTTCGTTCCGAAGGTGGTTGCATGAGTACAGAAACACGTGGACAGCGTCCTGATAGGCTGTTTGTGCCAGATAAGGATCCATCTTACGTCTATCGCTGGCTGAATTGCAACCAAGGTCCTCATGGGGATCAAAACCTCTACTTGGCGCAGTGGGAGGGGTGGGAACCTGCCCCGATGGACCCTGCGAAACTGCCACCCGGCGTCCTCGCCAGCGTAGGGCAGGAGCTGTCAACTCCAGGTGGCACGACTCTCCATCGTCGCGGCGATTTGGCGCTATACCGGATGAAGCGTGAGGTGTGGGAACGCACAGTTCACGCGGAGACGGAAGCGGCTCGCCAGCGTCAAGAAACGACGCTCGATACGATGGTCTTGCAGGCTCAGGAGAATGCCGCAAGAGCCTTGCGCAGTCGAGGGCAGACTCGCATACCCTCGAACCTTGTCTTCCGCGAGAATATTGAGGATAATCCGTAACATATGTGGGGCTTCGCCCCACCGGAGGCGATATGGCAACACAAGCGAAGATTGCCATCCGCGCCGTGAGGACCCTTTCCGGTTCACCGATCCCGAAGGTCGCGGTGCCGGAGAAGGCTTCTCAGACGTTTGTGAAAGGGGCCCTCTGCTTCGTTGACTCTACAGGGTATAATGTGGAGTGCGGAGCGGACCCTGCCCTGATCTTAGGCGTCGCGACGACGGATGCGAGTAACAGTGGGTCAAGCGGGACGGTGATCGATGTGTTGGAACTGGCACATCCAAGCACGCTGTTTCGAGGTTACTTCGACACGAGTGCAAGTGAGGGTACGGGTACCGACGCTCAGACCGATTTGATGAAGGGTTATGGCGTCGCGAAGGCTGCCGCAGGTGGTGTTTGGTTCGTCGACAAGGCGGAGACCACCGCGAAGCGGGTTGTGATTTGGGAGTTCTGGGGCGAACCGGGATTCGCTGTGGGTGACACACGCCCGCACATCATCTTCGGCTTCACCTTCGCGTTCTTCCAAGGCAACGTAGGGACATAGGGAGGAGACTAGCATGGCAACAACAACTGGTGGGTTTGCCTCGCTTCTCGCCCCAGGCCTCTTCGACGTGCTGTTTAACGAGATTGATCACCAACCCAATCAGTGGGTTCCGGTGTTCAACATCTACGACAGCGTGAGACAGTATGAAGAGGAGCTGAAGGTCGCGGGCCTTGGAGCGATGGTTGCGAAGCCTGAGGGGACGAACGTAACGTTCGACGACCCTCTGATCAGTGGGAAGGTACGGTACACTCATTCGTCGTATGGCCTCGGCTTCCGTGTAACGCGGGAGATGTACGACGACGACCTGTACGACGTGATGAATGAGATGTCGGCCGAGCTGGGCCGCGCTGCTGCGTATAAGGTCGAGATTGACGCCTGGTCTGTGTTGAACAACGCGTTCTCGTCCAGTTTTACCGGCATCGACGGACTCGCGTTGTGCCACACCGCACATACTCGGTTGGACGGCGGCACCACGATAGGGAATCGGCCGAGCACCGACGCGGACTTCAGCTTCACGTCGTATCAGGCCGCGTTGGACGCGTTCAACACGATGGTCGATGATCGGGGTCGGCCCCTTGTGTTGATGCCCAGCCTGCTCATCTGCGACCCCACGTTCATGTGGGCCGCGAAAGAGGTGCTGGGCAGTGAGTACAAGCCGTATACGGCGAACAACGAGATCAACCCTCTGAATATGGAGGGTGTGGATTGGCTTGCTTGCCGCTATCTCACGAACACGCGGAGCTGGTTCCTCGTGTGCCCACCGAAGCAGCAACGCAAGGGTGGGCATGATATGAAGTTTTTCTGGCGGACGAGGCCGGAGACAAGTGATGCGGATGAGTTCCAAAGCGGGGATGCGATGTTCAAGATCTTCGCTCGCTACTCAAAAGGGTTCTCTGAGTTTCGGGGAGTGTACGGAAGCAGTGGAGGCTAACCAAAATGGGTAGCTCGATCAAGT